TGTGGATTATGTCTATCAGCTAAAAGAGCCGAATGGACTTTCAGGATCCAACAGGAACTTAAGACTTCCCACAGTGCAGTATTCATCACACTAACTTACGATGACAAAAATCTACCTATGAATTCCGGAATTCCTACACTAGTAAAACAGGACTATCAAAAATTCTTCAAGCGTCTACGCAAGTATAATGATACCCATGAAAAGGATCCAAAAACAATCCGTTACTATGCCGTTGGCGAATATGGTACGGAAACACACCGGCCTCACTATCATGCGATCTTATTTAATGCGGGAGCTAAAGCCCTGGACAACATGCAGGAAATCTGGAACCTGGGAAACATAATGATAGGCACCGTAACCGGAGCCTCAATTCATTACACTACAAAGTATGTCATCAATCGCCACAACGTTGAAGGAATAGAAATTCAACAACCGTTTACACTGATATCAAATCGATCTGGTGGTATCGGAAAAGATTACATTACCAATGCATCAAAAAAATTCCATAAGGTAGGACAGGTTACACATGTCCATATGGGAAGCGTTAAAGTAAAAATGCCCAGGTACTACAAGGAAAGAATATTCAGTAAAGGACAAAGGAAGTGGCATTCGATCAAGTTAGAAAAGCTAACCAGGGAATTGGAAGATAAGGAACTCAAACGACTCGCAAAGTTTCACAAAGATCCTTACTTCTATTACAATGAAATTCAAATGCAGAAAGAACAAAAAGTTAAAATTAAAACAACTGAAAAATTATGAACCTGTTTCAAAAAGTAAGAATCATAAAACCCAGGCTTAACAAGTTTGACTTAAGCCATGAAAAAAAAATGTCTATGCAGATGGGAGATCTAATTCCCATACTCTGTCAGGAAGTAGTACCAGGTGATAAATTCAGAGTAAACTCTGAAGTACTTATGCGCTTTGCTCCTATGCTCGCACCGGTCATGCATCGCATGAATGTAACCACACATTATTTCTTCGTTCCAAACCGTCTAATCTGGGATGAATGGGAAGACTTCATTACCGGAGGTCGACTGGGAACAAGCGCACCGGTAGCTCCGTACATTGTACCATTAACTGCCAATAAAACTTCTTACTACAAGGGAACATTGGCGGACTACCTGGGACTTCCTCTCAACAATGACAGCAATATGGACAACGTTATTAATCATTCAGCGTTGCCATTCCGTGCTTATCAGCTTGTCTGGGATGAATATTACCGTGATCAGAACCTGGCGGCTTCCCTGGATATTTCCAAAGCCTCCGGATCCGTAACTGGAACGGAGTTGGCCAAACTTTATGTACTCCGTAAACGTGCATGGGAAAAGGATTACTTCACTAGCTGTTTACCTTGGGCACAAAGAGGTGGTGCAGTAGGTACACCAATAACTGGAGATGTCGGACCAGGTACACTAAGAACGGGTGACGTAAGAAAGGATTCAGATGATACCCTGGCAACTGGTGATCTGACAGCTAACATTGGAGTAATGAAAGCGGGAGCGGATGATGCTTATGCAGATATCATCGGAGCAGGAGACCTTGACAATGCATCCGTTGATATCAACGAACTGCGGAGATCTGTTAGACTTCAAGAGTGGCTGGAAAAAAATGCTCGTGCAGGTGGTCGTTATATCGAGCAACTACTTGCGCACTTCGGTGTGATATCAAGCGATGCCAGACTCCAACGTCCCGAATACTTGGGAGGCGCAAAAAATCCTGTGGTCATCAGTGAGGTACTAAGTACATTCCAAACCGAGGCCGAAGGTCTTCCCCAGGGAAATATGGCTGGCCATGGTATATCAGTAGGAGCAAACAACGGATTCTCTAAGCGATTTGAAGAACATGGATTCATCATTGGCATGATGTCCGTCCTACCCAGGACAGCCTATCAGCAGGGTATGGCTCGCATGTGGTCTCGATTCGATAAATTCGATTACTTCTGGCCAGAGTTCGCAAACATTGGTGAACAGGAGGTAAAAAATAAAGAGATCTATGTAAACTGGAACGCGACTTCAGATGAACCGGAAGGAACCTTCGGATATCAATCGCGCTATGCGGAGTACAAATACGCACCTTCAACTGTTCATGGAGATATGAGGGACAACCTATCATTCTGGCAGATGGCCAGGATCTTCGATGATGTCCCTGTACTTAACGAAGCATTCGTTACAAGTGATCCAACGCAAAGGATCTTTGCGGTAACTGACGAAACAGTCCATAAATTATACTGTCAGATTTATCAGAAGGTGGATGCGCTCAGACCTATGCCTTACTTCGGAACACCATCACTCTAAAGCCAGCAGAAATGCTCCGCCGCAAACAGCCTGCATTGGAGGAACGCGTAGGAACGGCATGTGCGAGACGGAGCTGCAGCGTGACGGGTTAACAAACTATCAATTAAAAAAATGTGTATGACTACAACCAACAAACTAAGAAGACCGGATACTTTCCGGCTTCAACCAGGAGACCTGGAAAAAGTTACAGGTGTCTCCCTTACAGTACCGGACGATTCATTCTCCGTCCGTGAGATACTGGAAAAATATACCCGAGGAATTGACTTCGGGTTAAAACGAAATGGCATCTATGAAGATGATGCCGACTTTGACGATTACGACAAAGAAAAACTAAGTCAGGATGACTTGGTAGACCAAAGCGAAGCTTTGGTTCAAAGTGAAATCACCATCAATGATTATCACGAAAAGGTCAAACGATCCAAAGAAGCCTCATTAAAAGCGAAGCAGGACGCCATAGAGCAACGAAGGCGTAAAGCTGAGCTAGAGGACGAGGCTGACGAGATCGTTGAACCTGAGCAAAAAAAGAGGCCTAAAAAGGCCCTCTAAAAACACACAAAAAACACGTATATATACTTGATATATACGTGTTTAGTGACACCATACTGATTATCAGTATGTTACAACACTAAAACAAAAACAATTAAATTCAACCAAATTATGCCAATCGGACTAGCTTTATCAAGTATACTTCAAGGTGCTCTCGGAGCCCTTGGAATAGGAACTCAGGCGGGTATTGATGCCCGCACTCAACGCAGAAACGTTGATGCTACCAACCAGGCAAACATGCAACTTGCCCAATACCAATATTCGAAAGATATCGAAATGTGGAACAAGGGTAACTTGTATAATTCACCAGAGGCTCAAATGCAAAGGCTCAAATCAGCTGGATTAAATCCAAACCTTGTCTATGGCAATGGAGCAGTAGGAAACTCTGCAGGACAGCTACCTAAATTCAATGCACCTCAAATGCAGTACAACTATCGCCCTCCTGTCGATATACCTGGTATGCTATCAATGTTTCAGGACTTCCAACTTAAGAACGCACAGATCGACAATCTCAAAGAACAGCGCTCAGCAATTCAGGAAGGAACAACACTAAAAAGTTTACAAGGTGAACTTCTGTCCGGTACGATGTACGACCGGAAACAACAGGAGTTTCTCAAAGCACACAAACTCGATCGTGAACAACAGTTACTCAATCAAAAAGTGCAAATGAATCAACAGTCCTGGCCTTACTCATTAGAGTTCATCAAAGGACGTAATCTGCAACAATCATCTGCGATTAATAAGATGATCCAGGAAACGCAACTCAAGAAGCTTCAGACAGACTGGTATACAACCAATATTATTGGTGGACTTGTAGGAAGAATAGCACCTGCCGTTAGCAACATGTTTAAGTCAGGAGCCAAAGGCGTGAAAGGATCATTCAGAGAAGGCAAAGCATGGGATGATCAAAAGTCGTGGAGTGCAAAGAAGTACACAGATGCTCAGCAGTCATGGAATCGCAGAAGATCAATGGAGGGATTTTATGAATAGCACATTATGACTAAAAAAATGAATGCAGGTAAACAATTCCGATTGTTTAAGGAACCTGGAGCAACTGCTCGCGAAATCGAGCAAATGCTCGTTGCCAAGACACAAGGTTATGAAAAAAAAAATCAACAATTAAAAAAACTTGAACATGAGTTAAGATACTTAAAATGGAAACAGATCACTGATATCTATGCTGACTTTCCAACTAGGTTGGGATGTTATGTGAAAATCAGATTAATACAATTCACACTTAACAAATTTAAATCATGAGAAGAAAGAGAAGAGGTAACTATCGGAGATCCAAGAGATCCTTTAAAAGAAGAGGCTCAAGAAGATTGAAACGATACACAGTTTCACGAGGTGGTATAAGGTTATGAGATGCCATGTATCAGCCCGTTTATCGTACGACACAATGGGATTAGAAATCTCGTCCCGTGTGGAAGATGTGGATTATGTCTATCAGCTAAAAGAGCCGAATGGACTTTCAGGATCCAACAGGAACTTAAGACTTCCCACAGTGCAGTATTCATCACACTAACTTACGATGACAAAAATCTACCTATGA